TTTTGGTGGAACACAACAGACAGGAAGAGCAGGAACTCCTGTTCCTTTGGTTTACGGAGAGATATTTACTGGTAGTGTTGTAATAAGTGGTGGTATTGATACTGAACAGGTACAAGCATGATTGAAAAGAAACATCTTATTAGAGGTGCGAAAGGTAATGATCCACCTCCATCGCCTCCGCAACCGACCAGAGAACCTGATACTCTTCACAGTAGACAGTTTGCAACTTTTCTTGATCTTGTTTCAGAAGGAGAGATCGAAGGTTTTGCAACAGCATCAAAAGAAGGCAGAACAAAAGGTACAACTGCATACAATAATGCTGCACTAAAAGATGTTTTTCTTAATGACACTCCAGTATTAAGAGCTTCAGCAGATTCTACAAATCCTCAAACTTCTGATTTTAATTTTCAAAACGTAAAGTTTACTCCTCGTTTTGGCACAGGTAGTCAAACAAAAATTCCTGGGATTGAAAGTAGTGTATCAACAACATCTGTTGGAGTAACTGTTACCGCAAGTACTCCTGTTACTCGTCAGATAACAAATACAAATGTTGATGCTGCAAGAGTGTCGATTACGTTTCCACAATTACAAAGAGCTACTGATAATGGAGATTTATTAGGTTCAGAAGTTCAATTAAAAATATCTGTTCAATACAACTCTGGTGGTTTTACTGATGTTATTACTGACACTATCAGAGGTAGAAGTGGAGATGCGTACCAAAAAGATTATCGTGTGGCGATTACTGGTGCTTTTCCTGTTGATATTAGAGTCAGTAGAGTTACAGCAGATAGTACAGATACTAATCTAAGAGATAGTTTTCAGTGGTCAAGTATTGGAGAAATTATTGATGATGCCTCAACTTATTTGAACAGTGCATATAGTTCAATAAGACTAGATTCGATGCAATTTAGTTCTATTCCTGCTCGTAAATTTAGAATTAGAGGAATAAAAGTAAGGATTCCAGGTGCAGGTGCATCTAGTTCTGGTACTCCTACTGTTGATAGTACAACTGGTCGAATTGTTTATCCTGATGGATATATATTTAATGGAGTTATGGGAGCAGCTACATGGACTTCATGTCCTGCAATGGTACTGCTTGATTTACTTACAAACAGTAGATATGGATTTGGAGATCATATAACAGATAGTTCTCTTGATCTTTTTAGTTTTGTAAATGCTAGTAAATTTGCTAATACTCTTGTAGATGATGGTGCTGGAGGACAGGAAGCCAGATTTAGTTGCAATGTAAATATTCAAAGTCCTAAAGAGGCATTTGAATTGATAAATGATTTGGCAGGTGTTATGAGATGTATGCCTATATGGTCTGCTGGAACAATAACTATTACACAAGATAAGCCCACAGATCCTAGTTATTTATTTAATTTATCAAATGTAACAGAAGATGGTTTTTCTTATTCTGGAAGCAGTTTAAAAACTAGACATAGTGTTCTCTCTGTTTCTTATTTCAACATGGATAGTCAGGAAGTTGACTTTGAAGTAGTAGAAGATAGCACCTTAAAATCCAAAATAGGAACTGTTGTTAAACAGGTAAAAGCATTTGCATGTACTTCTCGTAATCAAGCTAGAAGATTAGGTAGAGCAATATTATTTACTGAAAATAATGAGTCTGAAGTGGTCGCATTTTCAACATCAATAGATTCTGGTGCTGTTGTAAGACCTGGTGCGATTATCGAAGTAAATGATCCAGTAAGAGCAGGTGTAAGAAGAGGTGGAAGATTGAAGGCAGTTACTTCTACAACTGTTGTTACTGTTGATGATACTAATGCAACTGATCTTCCTACAGATGGAAGTCCGACTTTAGGGTTGATATTACCTGATGGAAGTTTTGAAAGTAAGTCTGTCTCATCTATCTCAGGTGGAACGATTACTGTTTCTGAAGCATTTTCACAAACACCAAATGTTAATACTGCTTGGATATTATCTAACACATCTGTAGATGCTCAGTTATTTAGAGTAATAACAGTAGAAGAACAAGATGGAATAAATTATTCAATTACAGCTTTATCTTATGTTGAAGGAAAATACGCATTTATTGAAGATGGAACAGCTTTACCTACTCGTGATACTTCTAATTTAACTGATTTAACAGAACCTCCAGGTGGTTTGGCAGTTTCAGAAAGAATATTTCCTATCAATAATCAAGCCATATCAAAACTTATTATTAGTTGGCAACCTATAGTTGGTGTAGTTCAATATCAAGTTAATTATAGATTTGAAGATGAAAATTTTATTAGTGAAAAGGTATCAAGACCTGATTTTGAAATAATAAACAGTAGAAAAGGTACTTATGAAATACAAGTATTTTCATATAATATTTTAGATCAGCTATCACCTACTTCTAATACTTTAACTTTTCAAGCTCTTGGTAAAACAGCATTACCGCAAGATGTTACAAATTTATTAGTCGAACCAGTTTCAGATCAATTCATAAGATTACGTTTTGATAAAGCTACAGATATTGATGTCACGCATGGTGGAAACGTAGTTGTTCGGCATAGTAACCTAACAGATGGAACGGGTACATTTACTAACTCTGTTGATATTATTCCTGCTTTACCAGGGAACGTATCTGAGACATTAGTGCCAGCAGTTGATGGTGAGTACATTCTTAAATTTAGAGATGATGGTGGCAGACTAAGTTCTGGAGAAACATCTGTTGTAGTAACAACACCTGATCCACTTCCAAAATTAAGTGTTTTTGTAGACAGAGAAGATACAGATACAACTCCTTTTTCTGGTACAAAAGTAAATACGTTTTTTGATTCGACTCTTAATGGACTTGTCTTAGGTTCTACAGTAAAAATTGATTCAATTACAGATAATATTGATACGCTATCCTCAATAGATTTTCTTGGCGATATTGCATCATCAGGAAGTTACAGCTTTGCAAGCACTCTTGATCTTGGAGGTAAGCAACCACTAAGACTTACTAGAAATTTTGTAACAGAATCTTTTTATCCTAATGATTTAATTGATTCAAGAACAGCTTTAATTGATGTTTGGACAGATATAGATGCTGTTACAGCTTTTGATACAAATGCAAAATTGCTTGTAGCCACTACTGATTCTGACCCTGATGCAACATCTTCCGCTACTTATTCTCAATCAGGTACAACAATAACTATTACTAAAAGTAGTCATGGATTTGCTATTGGAAGTTTCTTTGACATTACTTTTACCTCTGGAAGTGGTGTAAATGGTAATTACGAAGTCAAGACGAAAACAGCTAATACTTTTACTGTTACTGCAACCAATAGTCAATCTACAAGCGGAAACTGCACTCTTAGCTCAGAATTTACTAATTTCAGTACTTTAGCTAATGGTACGTTTATCGGTAGAGGTTTTAAATTTAAAGCAGAGTTAACAAGTGCTGATCCAGCACAAAGTATTATTATAAAACAGCTTGGTTATTCTGCTTCTTTAGAAAGAAGAACGGAAACTCCAATTAATGTCATTGCATCTGGCACGTCACAAAAGTCTGTAACATTTATCAATAGTTTCTTTACGGGTGCTGCCAATACTTCTGTAAGTGCTGGAAGTGCTTTGCCAGCAATAGGAATTACAATAGAAAATATGCAAAGTGGAGACTTTTTTGAATTATCAAGTATTACTGGAACAGGATTTAATATTGATATAAAAAATGGAAGTTCTCATGTTGATAGGAATTTCAAATATACTGCTATAGGTTTTGGTCGAGGCTCTTAAATTATGATAACCTTAAAGAAAAATAGTTAGAAAATGGCACAACACGACTATGTACTCGATAATGCCACAGGCGCGAATTTTCGTAGTGATTTAAATAATGCTTTATTAGCGATTTCAAGTAATAATTCAGGTTCATCTGCGCCTTCAACAACTTACGCTTTACAGTTTTACGCTGATACGACAAATAATATTTTAAAACTGA